CGGACCAGGTAGCCCAGATGGTCACCAACTTCAAGGGCTGGGACACCCCGCCCATCGACGGCCGTTACTACGTGGCCATCGTCCATCCCTTCGCGGCGTATGACCTGCGCAGGAGCGAGGGCTGGATCGACGTGCACAAGTATTCGGCGGCCGAGGAGATCTTCAACGGCGAGATCGGCGAGCTGCACGGCTGCCGCTTCGTTGAGACCACAAACGCACCGGTCATGGTGGGCGACAGCCTGTTCAGCGCCAGCCAGCGCTACCTGACCCTGGCCAGCACCAACCCCTACCAGACCCTGGGCTCTGCCGGCACCATCTCCAGCGGCAACGGCTACGGCGTGGGCACGAAGTACGTGTTCAACGTCAAGGAAGACCTGAACGGCGCTTCCGCCACCGCCGACTACGCGAAACTGATCGGCCAGTACATCCTGTTCGTGGACGGCACGACCATCGACGACAAACTGACCATCGTGGGCATCGACGTGGCCAACGACAAGGTCTACGTGGATAAGGCGATCACCGACGGCAGCGCTGCTGAGAACGACGTGCTCCTGCCCGGCAACGGCGGCATGGAGAGCACCACCAGCGGCCCCGTGGCCGTGTTCGGCACGATCTTCCTGGGCAAGGACCCCTTCGGCGTCATCGACCCCGCGGAGGGCAACGTCCACATGATCATCAAGAGCAAGGAACAGATCGGCGGCCCGCTGGAGCAGTTCAGCACGGTCGGCGTGAAGTTCGAAACCGGCACGAAGATCCTCTACCCCGACAGGGTGCAGGTCCTCTACCACACCGGCAAGTACTCCGCCAAGGCCAAGGCCAACTGGGCGGCGTAAGCGAAACAACCATCCGGAGCGGGAGCGCCAGAGCATGGCGCTCCCGCAACGGGCATAGAAAGGAGCCTATCCATGGCGACCAAGACCGAACCCAAGGAAGCGCCGGCGCAGGAGCCGGCCACCGAAGTGGAGCTGAACGAGGCGCACCTCAACGAATACGTGACCATCGTGGTGCCGCGCGCCCTGGCCAAAGCCGAGCAGGTCCTGTTCGCGGCCGTGAACGGCGAGGTCTACAACATCCCGCGCGGGAAGGCCGTTTCCGTGCCGCGCTACGTGGCGCAGATGATCGAGGCCCAGCAGCGGGCCAAGGACAACTACGAGCAGAGCGTGAGCGACACCTACGACAATCAGGCTGTGCAGTATCTGAACGGCCTGGACGGTTGATCCGCCCGCGCGCGGCGGATTATCTGAAGGCGCGCCCTTATGAGGCGCGCCTTTTTTGAGAGAGGAGAATGAGCCATGGGCGCTGCAGTCGTTATTCTGCTGGCGATCGTGATGATCGGATGCCTGATCTGGAGCTATGCATTGAACGAAACGACGCCCACGTGGCAGCAGATAGATGAGGAGGACTATAGACGCCATGAAAGATACCGCTAACCGCATCATCCAGGCGGTAGACGCCCGCGTGCCCAACGGCATCGAGGAGGCGGACAAGGGCCGGCAGCTGGAGGAGACGGAAAAATATCTTTTCGACACGTATTTCAGCCGCTTCGAAGGCGCGCAGGAGATCCAGCCTTTCGAATACCAGGCGGGCATGGACCTTTCCGCGGCGGAGATGGCCGTGCCGGTGCCCTACAGCCGTCTGTACGAATTCGCCCTGGAGATGCTGATCCACCAGGTCAACGGCGACCTGGACCACTACAACAACGCCCGCATCCTCTACGAGGACGCGAAGAGCGATTTTGGCAAATACTGGACGCGCACGCACCGGCCCCTGCCGGAGCCGCGCTTCCGGCTATAAGGGGAGGAACACATGTTTCCGCAGCTGAACCCCATCCAGCGCCAGCAGATCATGACGGACACCTTCCGCGGCTACTACCACCGCACCAGCGTGCCGGACGGCATGTTCTGGGACACGGAAAACGTGACCGCGGACGAATACCCCGTGATGGCCACTCGCAAGCCTCGCGGCTACATGGCCACGCTGAACAATCCCTTCGGCATGATCGCCAAGGACGCGCTGGCCTACCTGGACAACCAGCAGGGCACAGTAAAGCTCTACTATAACGGGAACGCCGTGACCTTCAACGCGGGCGTGAGCATATCCAGCAGCAACTCCATGCTGCCCAAGCGCCTGGTGAGCATGGGCGCCTACATCATCGTCTTCCCGGACGGCGTCTACTACAACACGCAGAACGCCACCGACAACGGATATCTGGCGGCCAGCTTCACCCTGGGTGCGGGCGCGCAGGCCAGCTTCCAGCCCTGCCGCATGGACGGGACCATCTACGAGGACGTGACCGTATCGCCCACGGCGCCGGCCAGCCCGGAGAACGGCGACCTCTGGCTGGACACGAGCGCGGGCACGCACTACCTGATGCAGTACTCGTCCAGCCAGATGGACTGGATTTCCATCACCACGGTCTACACCAGGATCGGCGCGACCAACATCGGCAAGGCGTTCGAAAACCAGGACGGCGTGGCCATCTCCGGCGTGGACTATTCCGGGGACGACCCCTTCGTGGCTATGCAGGCCGACCAGCTCAACGGCAGCCACGTGCTCTACGACAAGGGAGACGACTACATCGTGGTGGTCGGCCTGATCGACGAGAGCTTCACACAGACAGGCGGGCTGAAGGTGGAGCGGAGCGTGCCCAAGATGGACTGGGTGATCGAGAGCGGCAACCGCCTGTGGGGCTGCCGCTACGGCCTGGTGAACGGCGTGACCGTCAACGAGCTGTACAGCTGCAAGCTGGGCGACCCGAAAAACTGGGAGTGCTACCAGGGGATCTCCACCGACAGCTACCGCGTGAGCCTGGGCAGCGACGGCCAGTTCACGGGGGCCATCACATATCAGGGATATCCGACCTTTTTCAAGGAAAACTGCATCCACAGGGTGTACGGGCAGGAGCCCAGCAATTATCAGGTGGTCACCCAGGAATTCCGGGGCGTGCAGAAGGACTGCGGCGGCAGCCTGGCCATCGTGGGCCAGACGCTCTACTACAAGAGCCGCACGGACGTCTGCGCCTACGACGGCTCGGCGCCCGTCTCCGTGAGCGACGCCCTGGGCGACCAGAACTACTACTACGCCGTGGGCGGCGCCTGGGGCGAGAAATACGTGATCGCCATGCAGGACGCGGCCATGAACGGAAACAGCCACATGTTCGTTTACGACACCCGCGGCGGGATCTGGACGCGCGAAGACGACACGGCCATCAGCTGCGCGGCCCATGTGGGCCAGGAGCTCTACATCATAGACGGGAACAATAAACTGTTTTCCATGGGGGGCACCGCCGGCACGAAGGAGACGAAGATCGCCTGGGCGGCGGAGACCGGCATCCAGACATACACCTACAGGAAGAAGCGCCTGGCGCGCATCAACATCCGCGCGCAGATCGCCAACTACGCGAGCCTGACCGTCTACTTCGAATATGACAGCAAGGGCGGCTGGGTGCGCGCGGGCACGGTGAAGGGCACGGGACTCACCAGGACGGTGCACTTCTTCGTGGTGCCAAGGCGCTGCGATCATCTCAGGATGAAACTGGAGGGCACCAACACCACGCGCGTGTTCTCCATATCGCGCGTGCTGGAGGAGGCGAGCGATCTGTGAGCCGCTACGTGATCGAGCAGCCGCCGACGATGAAGACGGCGACCGAGGAGAACATCCGGCAGATCTACTCGTATCTTTACCGCATGAACACCAATCTGCAGGTGGCGCTCTCCAGCCTGAACGCGGACAACTTCACCGAACAGGGGCTCACCGAAGTGCGCGGCGGCGCGTCCACAAACGCTGAGAAGGCCGACCGGCAGCAGGAGGCCATGAACCTCAGAAGCCTGATCATCAAGACGGCGGACACGGTGCAGGCGGAGATGGACCAGCTGGAGGCGACCCTGCGCGGTGAATACCTGGCCATCTCCGATTTCGGCACTTACCAGGAAACGGTGAGCAACGAGATCGTAGCCACGGCCAACGAGATCGTGCAGAGCTACAACTACGACGCGCAGATCCAGGCGCTGGCGGACGCGGGCGCCTCCTTCCAGGACTACCAGGTGACCACGGAGCAGTACGTGAAGACCGGACTGCTCTACTATGAGGGAGCAGTGCCGCGCTACGGCGTGGCGGTGGGCGAGAACCTTACCACCGTGATCGAGGACGGAGAAGTGGTCCTGGAGCGCAGCGGCCTGTGCGCGACCTTCACCAGCGACCGCCTTTCGTTCTGGCAGGGCGGCGTGGAACTGGCCTACGTGAGCAACAACCAGCTGCACATCGCCAACGCGGACCTGGGGCAGATGACCATGGGATCCTGGCGCGTGAGCCATACGGACGGATTTACCATAGAGTGGGCGGGGTAAGAGCATGGCAGTAAGCGGCAACCTGACGGGCACTACGAATGTAAGCAGCATAAGCGCGCGCATTCGCTATCAGCAGCAGAACGTGAACGAGGGCGCGCTGACCAGCGAGCTTTTGTGCGCGCTGCAGGTCTACAACTCCGGAGCAGTCGGACAGGCAGGTCCCGGCACATGGACCATGACAATCGACGGCGAGACCTACACGTTTACCAAGAGCAGCATCTCCTTCAACCGGTCGGCGAACTGGGTGACCATCGGCCAGGCGACGAAGACGGTGACGCACGGCGCGGACGGCACGAAGACCGTTGCCATGAGCGCAACGGGCGGATATACCGGCCAGGGCCAGAGCTACACGAGCACCACGCTCTCCGGCAGCGTGACACTGGACCCAATCTACGTGCCTTCGGCCAGCACGGCCACGGTGACCGGCACGGTGGCCATCAACGGCACGAATGCCTGCGCGGTGACCATAAGCCGGGCGAGCGAAGCCTACACGCACACGGTGAGATGGTACATCAACTCGACCTACACGCACTCACAGACGGGCGTGGGCACCAGCGCTAGCTACGCCATCCCCACATCCTGGCTAGCCAGTATGCCCAGCAGCACCAGCATAACAGCCCACGTGGACGTGACCACCTACAACGGATCCACGCAGATCGGCTCCACGAAGACGTACAACTTCACGCTGACGGTGCCGGATACGCTCAAGCCC